AGAAACCCTGCTCACCTTCCGTGGTATCTTCCTCTTGTCCGCTGACAAAAGACTCGGCGATTTCAGTGATCTGCTCGTCGCTAAGAGACTCGATGTCGACGCCCTGGCCTTCCAGGTACTCGACGAGCTCGTTCTCTGCCGTTTTTTCCATATCGTTTGTGCCGTAGACACTTGCCAAAAAATCGTTCATGCTGAACTCCTTACATTCGTGATGCGTATTCTTTTCCTTTTTTAGACGCTATCTCCAAAACCTTCTTCAAATAAGGTTTGGCTGTTGGATAAGCGGCCACCAATCCACCCGAAACTAACGCTGTGCTGACCCCAGGAGAGCTAGCGACAAGCTTGCCCGCCATTCCCAACTCTTTCCCACGCTGCTCTTCCTCTCTAAGATGTGCTGACAGCATGTAAACTATTGGGGCTGTGCCTATAATGGGAAGAACCCATTTACCAGCACCAGCAGTTTTTGTACGCCCTGAGAGAGAATCATCGAGATCGGAGCCTATAATCTCTGAGAGAATACTAGCGTCCTTCTCAATGGTCAGCACACACGACTCCATTACTTCAGGCAGGCGCTGCCTGTACCCAAGATAAGCGGCCCCTATCTTGTCGAGTAAGGGAGTAGACGCCTCTTTTATAGAAGGCTTTTTGTCCATGTGCGGGCGCACTCTTAATCGGCTCATTCTTCTACGTAATGGTGGTAAGTACGCAGAGCGTTCCGATATTAATGATGTAAGTAATCTGGCTATAGCGGGAGAAAACATCTCCGGACCCATTTGAATAGAGTCATTGGCGCACTCAGCCGGAGCGAATACACAGTCGTCCAACTCAGGGTCGGTGACTCCCATCTTAATGACGATAATCTTCTGAAACTCTCTTGGTTTCAGAGGTATCCCCAAACCAGCCAGTGTGGACAGTGTATTTCCTAGGGGGTATTTAGACAGCCTATCCAACGTGTGATCTGGTATATCTTTTTCACTGTTGGAGAGCAACGCTACAGTAGGGCTATCCAGGTTAGTGGCCAGCTTCTTATCTATGTTGGCCGCCTTAGACAGCTTCCCCTCTTTTTTGATAGGTTTTTGGAAGAAGAACGACGTTGGTTCTGGTTCTCTTTTAGCCTCTGCTATCTTTTCCAGCTCGTAGTCCAAATCAAGGTCGTGGCCGTACAGGTCAGCTATATAAGCGGACGGGGGCTCCCCTCCGCGTGCACAAGCAGAGCAGCCAAAGCAGCCATACCCAGTAGCACTACACTCTTTACCGACATTAGCTAGTTTCTTCATGACCCTGGCAGTCTTATCTGCTCCGATAAAAACGAAGCTTATATCGAAGAACCTAGGATGCAGATTAACGACGTATACCCTGCCACCATTGGGAAGAGTTTTCCCCATCATGGTGCGTGCGTGCTCGCAGTAATCCGCTCTAGTCCGGGCTAAACCGGGGATCGGTTTAGCAGCGTGCCTCTCCAGCAACTCACGGGCCGGTACGTTTATAAGTTCACGCCAGTCTGGGTTGCATATACTGCACACGTCGAACGGAACCTTGCACCCCATAGACACTTCGGGGAACTGACCGGATTCTATTTTTTCTATGACGTCCAGACCGCCATTGACTTCGGCAAGATGTCTGTCCAAAGATACTATCAATTCCACTCGGTGCATCTTCGGATTCCAAGCAGCCAGATCAACTCTACCGAAAGAGTTTCGAGGATCTTTATTCTTGTGGTGCCTATAAGGAAAGGCGTACCTTTCAAATGTCTTATAGCCGTAGTCCTCAGGTCCTTCGTAACCAAGGACATCATCCGGGAATGCGTCCCCGTTGATATTAGGTCCCCAGTACTCATGAGAGCCAAGAGCATTGACCAGCACGTATATCTTAGCCGGGTCTGGGTCCAGAGCGTCCATGAACTGAGCTACTTTAGGCAACAGAGGAGCAGCAAACTTCTCCAGGGATGCGGCTTTGTTGATAACAACAGCTGCATTCTCCCCGGTCCTCTCGTTGAAATTTTTGAAGCTCAGTATTTTGTTCATTCTACTTCCAGAGGGTTCCCGGATCTTCTTTGTGCGTTTGCGACAAGGCCTTTCCCATCATATCGGTGGGAACCTTCACTCCTGCCTGAGAGATACTCTGGAGTTTAGCCCTAGCTTCGAGTAAGCTCTTTACCTCTTCAGGATCTATCTTCGGGACTCCGGACTCATCGGCCCTAGAAGCGGCCCTTCTCACAAACTGCCCAGCGATCACAGGGTTCTGGGCGAACGGTGCATTGAATCTATGCAATACATCGAAGGCCAACTCTCTGGTGACCGGCTGGTACTTTTGCAGGTCAGGGTTGGTCTTCATCATCTTGCCATAATATCTACTTTTGCCGAGTACGCGTTTTGAGGACTCTATCCCCTCATCAACGCCGGTGAAGGCTTTAGCGGCAACGTAGCCGCCCGTAGCTAGGCCCGCTCCCGCCAACGCTCCCGCAAGGTATCTGGAGTCTTTTATTTTCTTCCACGGTATAGCAGCTCTCTTTTCAAAGGCACTCCAATTACCCGATGCTACCTTCTCGAATGCTTCTTGTCTTGTATCCACTGTTAGCTCCTTGCCGGATTGATTCTATTGACATTCCTCTTAATAAAATCATCCATTAAGTACTCTTCCCTGGACAGCATGGCCAGCATCCCCTCTGTTTCAGCCACCATCTCGGCTACTTTCACCATGCCTTCGATAGAGACGGACAGGGAGTGCTCTCTGTTGACAGCTATGTAAGCTGATTTACTCATCCCTATGGTCAGCTCATCGCCGTCACGTTTGAATCTACGCATAAGCTCTTCAGCTATAGATCCAGCCGTAGCAGCGGCAATCTTTTCATTCGGACTTACCTGATCTATGACGTTAAGCACGTCACCAAAGGTGTAGCCCTCTGCCAGTGTAGTCTGCGCTTCCTGCGCGGCGTCACTAACAGTAACCATCAGAGTGTTCTTTAGAGAAGCAAGCTTCGATCGCTCATGTTCCACTTGGCCACTGATCTTGGAATGCATAGACCAGAAGGAGTGCAAGGGAGACTCTTCGCCGAGAGTCTCCCCCGACGTGGGTGGAAAGAGCTTTTCGATTGGTATTTCTAAAGAAGCAGCTTCTTTGTAATGGACTGGTGGGGAGTCATAGTCCATTACGGGAGGACCTGTTGGTTCGTCTCCACTATCACCGTCGGAGGGCATAGCCTCTCGTACGCCGTCCCTGGAAGCCAGATCAAACTCTACGTTCTTCTCGGCTTCTCCCTGGAACAACTGATCGAAAGCGTGGATGTTAGCAAACTCAACGACCCTGGAGATCTGACGGTCGTTGATGTCGGGCGTATCGTGCAGTGTTTCGGATATGGCCTTGTTCAGAGACACGCCGTCTTTCAAGAATTTTTTAGCGGCCTGCTTACCAATAAACTCTAGCCGCTCTGGCTCGATCGAACCAGTAGATGTATCTACAAAGGTTGAGGGCATAGCAGAGTTTCCGAATGCTTTGGGCCGCAGTCCTAGGATATTGACTAGGTACCACGATTGTCAAGTGTTTTTCTTGACCTATTTCTCCAATGATATTAAAGTTATATCACTAGGTGGAGGCCTAAAATGAACCTCATCTCTATCGCAGAAGCCGCCGCGATTTTAGAAGTCAGCACTAGAACTGTGTACAGCTACATCTTAAAGGGCCTGATACGAAAGGGGGAAACCCAATCTACGGTGTCCGAAGAAGACGTACGCCTGCTCAAAGAAAGCAGGTATCTGGAGGAATTTACGCGGGTTGATTCGACTACAGTCAACAACTTATTGGTTAGAGTGAGGAGGCTAGAAAAACAAAACGAAGCACTTATTTCTTTATTAGGGGCTAGAGGAAGTCAACAAACGCTAACTGAAAGCCAACTAGTTGGACTGCACGCACTATGCTCCAGGATAGAAAAGAGCCAGAACGTAGCCATCACGGACATCCAAGCAATAGCTCTTCTAATGATCCACATAGACGAACCCGGACTTACTAAGCTATGCGAGCTCAAGAAAGACAGCAAAGCCTGGGTGGTTCTCGTTAAAACAATGCGTAGAGTCATTCCAGGACTCCCGTCGTTCAAACAATTCCTAGGCGACCCCTTTATGGTGAAGACGCAGAAGATGCTGTTGCTTGGGTATGATAGGCTGAAAGAAGCAATAGTCCTAAGAGCAGAAATACACGGAGACATCTACAGTAAAGGGGTCTCCTCCCTCCTGTCAGACAAACCATCCCGTAAGATACTGAAATTGCTAAAAATTTAGCGTTATTGTTCCATAAGAGATTTGAAGGGAAAGGTACAGTTCTCTTCAAAACTCGAAGAACCACTTTTACCAAAAGGAGAGACAATGGGATTCAAGGACACAATGAAATCGATTCTGGGTAACGAGAATACCCAGAACGCCATACTGTTTGGCTTGGGCGCTGGTGCCGGAGAGGCAGCAAAACGAACGAACGCCGGAGAAGCTCTCGGTGCGCTGCACCCCGCCGTGCGCGTAACTGTGTGCGGACTCACCTTGCTCGGTGCGGGCGCTGCGGCCAGGTCGGCGGCCAAAAGCCTCAAGAACGTGCGCGCCGCCCAAGCGGCCAAGAAAGAGGCCGAGGCCAAGGAGCCGAAAGCCGAGGCCGAGCCGAAAGCCGAGGCCAAGGAGCCGAAAGCCAAGAAGAAAGCGGCGTAAAGCCGCAGAGGATAAGGGGGCTCGCGCCCCCTAGCTCTTTTTAGCTACTAAAATACGTCAGGTCTTCTGTGAGGAAGTGTAGAGGCCAGGAAGCAGTACAGGAAAGAGTGAAAGGAGTCGTCCGTACTTCCTGGGTTATGTTTGTACTCATCCACTCTGGTCTGCTCGTTGAACTCAGAAAAGATGTTCATGAAATCCTGTGCGAAGGGCTTTCTAAACTCCTCCCACCGAGGGAACCTGAAGACGTTCCTGTTTTTTATAGCCTGGAAGACATCGGACATGATCTCTGTTCTGTTGACCATGAAGCGCTTAGCCTTAGGCTCCCACTTCATCTTCTCGCGCATAGAACTAGCGTACTGATAGATCATGACCCGCTTCTCGCCGTATCGATTCACTAGCTTACGGTTCTGGTAGAAGCCTCCACCGTAATCGCAACCAATAACGACAGGCTTCCACTGGTCTATGATGCGGATAATCTTCTCTACCTGCACGGTTGGGTCTATCTCCTGTCCCTCAAATCTGTACTGCAGAAACACGGTGAACCTGTCGTCTATATAGGCCGCCAGCGTAAGGACGGTGAACGAGGTGTGATGGATGCCATCTGCACCCCAGTCCAGCCCGGCGAATACAGCCCCTCCGGCTGCTAACTGTTTACGCAAGCCTACTATGGACTCGGAAGACATAGTAAGGTTTTCGTCGCAGTTTGCGAAAACATCTTGCTGAGTAAGAGGGCGGCTACCAGAGTCGTAGCTAAGGCCTAGAATCTCATTGTAAAAGCGAGCGCGTCCATAGCGTATCTGATTATCAAGGATACTGGCCCAATCCACAAAGGGGACCATCAGCTGAGATATCCGATAACCTTCGAAGGGGGAAGCCGTACGCGGGTCAGGGTTCATGGACACCCAACTGGCATCTTCATGGGCAGCGGTAATCGGTGCGCCGCATTTGTCACAGACCAGCCCGAACTTCCCTATGCTCTTCTCACTGACAATGTTCCAATAGCGGTAGTCCCCGCCGCCGCAGTTATCGCACGGGATCATCCACTCATTCTGAGTAGAAAACTCTGACCAGTAATACTCAATCGTATTGTCCAGGGTCTTAGGGGTTCCAGAGTACGTAAATATCTTGAAAGGGGAATGGAAAGCGCACTGCTCAATAACCGGGATATTATCCACCGAAACATCCTGGATCTCATCTATGTTGATTTTATCTGCCGGGATACCGCGGACGCGATCAGCAGATAAGAAGGCGTACCGGTAACGAATCATGGACCGGTTCACAGACTGCTTGATATTTATATTATCCACTAAGTCCAGCGGAAAGAAGGGCTTTAGTTTAGGACTCAGCTCGATGACGTTCTTGATGCGTTCTTGGGAGAACTCCTTAGTCTGCGTGTGTGTAGGGGACACGTACAGGGTCGAAAAGTTAGACAGGATGCATGTGTACGCAAGGGAAGTGTTCCCTAGTGTCGTAGACTTTTCCACCTGTCGGCCGCACTTCAATAGAAGCTTATTCGACTGTGTGTTGTACGGGTCTAGAAGGTAACGCCTGTCGTCAAAAGTGAATGGAATCAGCTTATTATTTACCTTGTCCGGGACTCTTATATAGAACTCGACAAACTGCGAGGGAAGAACCCTCTGTAAGCCCTGCGCCCGCACTGTCTTCAGCTTCTCCCCGATGTATTGAAACTCAGGGACAAGGATCGGGCTACCCGACCCATTCACGGGCCTTTGCCTTACTCTTCCGAATGTTTGCGCCAGATGCCTATTTCTGTTTACCAATGGCATAGTTAGAGCGTATAGTAGCCTGTACGTACCTGTCAAGGAGATACTGACATGGACTTAGAAAAATGGTTGCAGGGAGTGGGGAGATCGATAGCCGCTGCCGTCGGGGCTGAGTTAAGCAGCGTGTCAATAAAAGGCACTGAGCACAGAAAACAGGTGACGATAACCCTAACCGGTAACAGCCCATTGTACCGAATGACAAGGACAGAAGTCAAAAGAGTAGCGCAAGCTATGGGCACTGAGCACGGGATACATGTAGGAGCCACTAAGATAAGCCCGTACACGTTCCAAATGGAGCTTTTCGTGCCACCCAAGAAAAGAATATTTGTGTTAGATACTATGACTCAGGACGAAATACGAGAGCTAAAGCGCGCCTCTTTTCTTAAGGCGAATAAGCCCGAATAACAGGCCTGCTCCCCCCAAAGCCAAGGCTCCTTTTGCTCTGTTTCTGTGGAAAGACAAGTCGTAAGATTTTAAGGCCTCTGGCTCTACAGCCGTTTTATCCTTGCTCTTCTTTACTTTAGACCAGGCTTCCCTTTCTATGTCCATGACTTGCTTGGTGAACGCGCGTCTGGACACAAGACTCAGAGGGCCGGGAAGGGAGTAATGCTTAGATTTTATATGGCCTAGCTCATGCTCTAGAATTACCTTCGTTACCTTCTTTGGGACTACTACAAAAGGCTTCCTACTCTTAGGGGTAAACCCGGCCATCCCATTTATTCTGTCATCCAGTACCTGCTTCATGTCGATCTTTGCAAGTACACGGTCTTCTGCCCCGTACTCGTGGCCGTACCTCTTCATGAACGCGTTGACTTCTCTCTTAGTAGTGATGGGCTCCACCCCTTTAGGGAGCTTGATGTCCTTTATTTCTACTTTCTCCGCTTTCATAACGGCAGCCCAGTCGGGCGGGCTTGTCAATAAAGCCTTCCCGGCATCAGCGATCCCTACAGCTACTATCGGAATAGACATAGCCGTAAGAGCAGAGGCACCGGGAGCCCTCTTCAGCTTATCGAAAAATGTACTAAGACCGGACATAGGAACCTCACGACGCTGCCGAGTTACCCCAGCATTATCTTGAGTAAGGGCTTTAGCTCCTCGTTTATGCTAGTGAGCAAAGCGGAGAACATTTTAGCCTCATCGGGGGATAGCCCGTAGCCTTCGGCCCTAAGGCACCAGCTGTCAGAGCCTACCCCGAAACTCTCTATCCCTGCCACCTCTTCTTTCAGCATCTCCAGCCTGCATCGTTTGTTGGCAAAAAGCTTTTGCCACTCATCAGCGATGACCTGCCCGAACCTGTCGTGCAGAATGTACCCTCTTCTTTTGGCCTCAGAAACCATGTCCACAGCCATGCTTCTTGGAGGATAAAAATGAAAGACGACACCGTCCTCCTTTTCAGAGAACCCTACTATAAACGAGTCTGCCTGTAGATACTTCAGCACCACGGGAGCAGCCGCGAATGTTTTCAAAACATCCTGTAGGCCCTCAAGCTCTTCCTGGGAAGCAGGCTTAGCGTTCTTCGCTATTGGCACGTCCTCTTTCAAAGCTACCCTCTGCTGTACTTGATCGTTCATTAGTGTACCTCTCCTTCTTCTTCAGCGGCAAAATCGCCTTCAACAAATTCCGGAGTTCCCTGTAAGTTGGCGGACAGAGATTCCGAGTGACGTCCTTCCGTAAGCGTATTCATATCGCTCAAGTAAAAAGAACCTCGTTCTAGCCTGAAGCTCTCAAACTGAGCCAGCATTTCCTGTATTTTTACATCACTGTCTGTCAGTTGCTTAGCAGCCCCTACTATGGAGCCAGCTAGTTTTGTCATCATCTCCACCTTGTCCTTACTAATAGACAAGTGGGCGGTCTCTTTGAACGTACAGTACAGGTCAATCAGAATACTCCGTATGATGTCCCTAGTCTCTACGTCAGGGTCCAGATGAAGCCTAAACAAAGCAACGTCTCTGCCTCCACGGACGATAGCCATCTTCTCTTCTATGTTTGGGTCTTCCTGGTTTCCGTCTGAGAGGCTCTGTATGTACCTTACCCACCTGGATAAGTCCATCTCCTCGACGTTGAAAAAGAAGTGGCTGAACACTTCCACCGACTTGTATCCAAAGAGCCTTTCGAAGTTCTTGTTCAGAAGCTTTGCCACTTCAACAAAGGGCGCTCCTCCCAATAGAAGGCCCTCAGCCTTCCTGCGTATAGCTGGAGTGGTGAGTATTTTCTGGGCTTCTACATACTGCTTTGTTGGATGGAATGACTGGTATATCCTATGCTCCCTAAGAAAATTCGCGGAAGCTTTATGCCTTTTATTGTGAGGCTGAAAGGCAGAAGGAAAGCTCATCTCCTCGAACAGATCCAACGTGTACTCCTCAGTGGCGGGAGCCATCCCAGCATCCTGTAAAAGACGCGCTACCCTCGCCCTTCTATCCGACTGAGTAGCTGTATGCATCCTGGCCAGGATACTTTTTATGAAGTACTTGGCCGGGTGTATTTCCAGTTCCATCGCTAAACTCCAGTGTTAGGAGACATTCTTAATGTCTGACCTCTGCTTCACTTCTTTCAGTCCCTCAATCACGCTTTCCATGTGATTCATGGCCCGCTCTATGGAGCCCTCCGGTACTTCTTGAAGGCCCAGTCTAGACGCCATGAGAAGCTCCGCCAACTTGGTCACTGAGCTCTCCAAACCGGGAAGGTACTTGGAAAAGTTCTCGACATTCTCGGCGTTGAGAAAGTTCAAAGACAGGACGTTGTCTATGGTTGTAGCATCCGGAATGTCTGCCGCTGCCTTTATGAGCTCCTCGGCTGTCGCTAGTGTAGGTTTAATCCTAGGAAGAGCTTCCAGTCTGGCGGCTGCCCTTTTCTCGGCTACAGCCTCGTGCACTTCCATAGGGATCAATGCCTCGAACGCTCCTCTTAGCTCAACAGATGTATGGATGTTGGCCTCTGCCATTTTCTGTAGGGCGACTCCCTCGTCCACGCCAATACAACTGAGAGCCCACAGAGCATCACCAGTAGTGACGTACTCTTTGTGCTTCTCCGCCATCTTTTCAAAGGCAGGCCCTCGTACGGAGTAACGGTCATCTTCGTGGTAATGAATAGCGATGAAGTCTGGGTACGCTCTCTTAACGATGTGCTCGTTAGGATCTGATGCTACCTGCAGATGTTCAGAAGCCAGGCCAACAAAAGAGTAATCGCTAGGGATTACGTAGCGTCTTTCCCCCACACAAGCGATCTTGGACAGGTGAGGCTGATCTGTATGAAGGAGACGGACAGGCCCTCTCTGATCCCAGCCCAGGTACTCCACGCCATCACTAACCTGTATTGCGTCTCCTATCTCCAGAGGCACTGTGGCTTCACCCGTTGCTTCCTTGTAAAAGAAGCCAAGGCCGCCCGGCTCAGAGTAAGACATCTTGACGGACTCTGTGGGCATAGCCTTACCGGCTATTTTCTCTTGCATGGCAAACCCGCCGTCCGTTACGAACAGACTCAGGCCTGTTTTCCCATTGACCAGGTCCTCGATGCCCGGTATGCAGATGCCTGTGCAGTCTTCTCCGCTGGCCTTTTTAGTCATGCAGCCGCCGAAGTGATTTGTAACGAGCTGTACATCCTGCATGGTCTCTTTAGGGCTAGAGGCGCAGGCCACCTTCACGCCAGCCTCATCGACCGCATCGACGAACTCTCTGCCCATCATAGCGTCCGCCTCTACAGAGGATAGCTTCTTCTCCACGGGTCTGAACGCTTTTCTATTGGCGTACTTTACCCTGTACCCGTCTTGAAGCTTCTCCACCAACACAACGTCAGGAACTATCCGCTCATCTACAGAGGCGGTCTTTTCCTCTCCGTCTGAGACCTTATCCAGGAACTCCAGCAAGCGCGCCGATGTCCCTGACTCGTCAAAAGCTCTTTTCACAAACGGGTCTGTTAGAACGCTACTGAGTACAACCAGGTCTTCCTCTCTTACGGTAGGCGCTATGTCCATGAGAATAGAGGCAGACTTCGTAGAGCCACTGGCATTGTCGCTTCTCTCTGGAGGCATCAGAGAACTGACCAGGGAATCTTCTTTCGGTGTATCTGCGGCCACATCCGTAGTCGGAGGATGCAAGAGCGCTTTCTTCAACCTCTGCTCCGTAAGGGGATAAGTATCTCCCTTAAAAAGGAACATGTCGAACGGCGAAAGCTTCTTGTTCTTGATGATGATAGGTATGAGAACCTTCTTGATCCCTATCTCCTCCGCGTCTTTCTTGGAGAGGTTAGTAGGCTGAGACACGACCAGCGTACCTAACGCATAGCCCTCCTCGACCGCCTTGTCTTTGAAGGTTACCCCCACTCTAAAGCCACTAAGGAAAGGCAACTGTTGGTGGGCAGCATCGAGAATCTCCTGGGCCCAAGCTTCGGCGTTGTCCCCCAGCTTGGTGTCTATGGCCAGCTTCTCGAGCGGTTTCCTGTTCTCATCCAAAAATAACCCGTTCATTTTATGCCTCTCAGTCTGAAGTTACGCTTGCTCCAGTGAGCCCTGTTACTTGTTGAAGCAAAGAAGTCTCTGTCGGGACTGCTCCCCCGTGCGCGTGCACGTTGAACGCAGCCGTCAAAGCCTGTAGTTCAGCGTGCAGAGCCAGAGGCCCCTTAGATCCATTATTTATCTTAACTCCGCCTGCACCGCAAGTAATCATTCCTCTACCCGCACCGGCCTTGAAATTTCCAACGGAGTTGAAGTCGCCTTTGTGGGCCACGGGGCCGTCCAGGCTAATTATGTCAGAAGTTATTGTGCACACGCCGGATTCTATTCCAAACTCAACAGCGCTGAATCCAGCTGACACGGCTTCCATGGCCATGCCCTGTAAGGATTTGAAGGTAATAAGACCGGTCGGGTCCATAATTAAACTACAGGCAGCCATAGAAAAATTGTCCGGAGCAGACCCTACTTGAGTCGTCCCCCATCCCTCTGGCATGACGTGTATGGCCAGGCCTCCTAGCTCATTTCCTGCGACCTTCCCTCCAGCTATTATAAAGGCAGCTCCCTTGCCGTCCGAGGCCATCGCTTTAGCCTCTATACGCATAGAGGTTGGGAGCATTCCTGTCGGTTCCAGAAGCCGCTGTACATTAAACCGAATCCCTCCGGCCATAGTGTGCAGCTCATAGTTCTGGCAAAAGTCCTTTATGTAATTGTTAACCGGGATGTACAGTCGCCTGCACACCTTAGTGGCCGCTATGTCGATCACGCCTCCTCTGCGAACAAAAACGTAGTTCCCGTCTACAGTACCGGCGTAAATATCTCCTGGGTGCATGAGAGGCCTGTTCCCCCTCTGGCTCTTGTCTTTATCGTCACTGTCATCCACAGCTGGTCCTGTGTAGCCAAGGACAACCGGCTTTTCATCTTTAGTAGAGGTAGTCATCACGTACGAAATAGCACCAACCTCTGGCATGAAATGGAGGCCTCCACCGTGCGATGCGTGCATGTAAGGAACGCTGTACCCCACGTCAAAGAACTGCTTTGCTCCGCCTATCTCCGCAACGTCCATGGTGAACCTGTCCACGTCCACAGCTACTACCGAGCAGCGGTAAACAGAAGGAGTTGAACTATCGCTAGTCGACCCACCTTTTTGGTTCGGCTCAGCCATTCTTACCTTCTAGGCCCGTTCAAGACGCGCCTCGCTCCTCTATAAGCACCTACACCAGCAACAGTACCACCAGCAGCTACGCCAGCAGCGGGTACCCAATGTTTAGCTACAGCCTTATAACCGCCGCCAGCCATGCCAGGGTTCAAGACACGTTGTTTCAACGTGCTTCCGGCAGCTGCCGCTCCTTTGTTGTACTTCCCGGACAAGTACTTGAGTTGCTTAGCTCCGGTGGTAGCGAACCCTTTAACTGCCTTCAAGGCAGTTCCCAGTATAGCTATCTTTTCGAACTCGTCAGAGAAAGCCTGCATCTGTACTCTGTCCATACTAACCTCCGAATTCTACGCCCACGGCCTTGTAACGCGGGTCCATTTTAGAGCTGAGAGTGCGTACCATCTTAGAGTATTCTCCACTCATAGCGGCGGCACCTTTTGGGTCTTTCTGTTTCATATCAGCATAAGCTTTCTGTACAGTAGACAGAAGCTGCTTAGGATCGTTCTGACCAAAGGCCTTATCTCCATAATTACCGATCAAATGAGTCATCTGCTTGCTGTAGACTCCGCCCTTTTGGAGTACGTGCCTATTCTTCTCACTCCAAGCGTCATGCTTTGGATTAGGCCTGTTCTTCTTGCGTATACCCATTAGACTGCCTATACCGCCAACAGCAGCAGCACCAGCTAAACCACCGATAATACCGGCAGTTCTTGGCCTTACTTTTGCGGCTAGTCTGCCGAAACGCTTGCCTGCGCCTACGGCCTTCTCCGCCGAAGAGGCGTAGCTATACCCGCCACCTCCAGCAGCTCCGACCGCGCCGTACAGACCGGCATGAACAGCGCCTCTTCTCTTGTCGTAGCCGTAACTCTTTGTGTGGCTAGGAGGAGCATTCCTTGGATGCTGGTTATAGCCAACAAGAAAAGTACCTGTGCTGGCTATCTTCCGCATCTCATCTGAAAAAGCTGTGAACCCTGCCATGCTCTCTCCTAATAAAAGAAAGGCTTATCCTCAGTGCCTTCCCCGAAACTAGTGCCGTAAGCCATACCAGGTATTGGATTAGGACTATGCAGCAAAGAAACATGCCCTTTAGCCGCTGCGTCTACCATCGTTTCTTTGAGGCGTTCAAATTGAAGCTTTGCCATCCAGTCTTCCTGCATGTCCAAAGGTGTCTGCTTTCCTCGAAGCAGTAACTGCGCTTTAGCTGGCTTTCCACCAGCACGCCCTTTCTCATTCCACTTCAACACTTCGTTGAAAGGAACTACGTCACCTATGTACCAGCCCGGCTTATCTCCGGGGTCGTCTATCTTAGAATACCCCATCATGTTTCTCGCCACAACCTCTGCGTGACGCCTATCTATACGCACTCCCTCGTTCTTGTAAGTAGTAAAAAGATCTTCCGCAAAGTTTTGCTGTACTGCCTTAGGCCCTACGAGAGGTAGCAGTTGGTGCGGATTAATAGGACCTGTGGATATCCTCTGTCCTTTCTTGATCCGCGCTCCGGCATTTGCCAAGACCTCTCTATCACGAGGAACGTAGTGTCTCTCGTCGCCCACAAACAAGTTCCAGCCACCAGCCGGGTCCTTACTCTTCCTAGTGACCAGCCCATCTGCCTTTGCTAGAATAGCTGAGCCCTTCAGTATCTGCGGCATACCCAACAAGCTTTTGACCCGCCCGTATGCTGACTGCATCTCGGCCCCGGCGTACGTCTCACCACCGTCGTGTGCCTCCACCTCTCCTGGCTCAAACACACCGCCGGTATGGAAAGCTTTCATCGCCATATTAACTAGTGGCTCACCAAAAGCCTGGGAGGCTACAACGCCGATGTTGTCTCCTATATTGGGGTGCGTCCCAGTCTCTATCACGCCCATACACTTCTGACACACACCGTCCCCGTGCTCGCACCTTATTGGAGACCTAACCACTACGGAATTCACTTTATTGTTCCGCAGTTTTGTCATTACCTCAGGGGTGATGAGGGTGTCTTTCTTAAACTTAGAAACGCCAGTTCTAGTGTCTACAGCCAGGTGTCTGTTGAGGATGGAATCATCTTCTGTCTTCAGCTTGATCCCTTTGTTCGTCCCACAATCATTTCCTGTGACCATTGTGGCGATGTTGGACGCAACTATCTGTTTCGTCATGTACCCTGGGTCCTGTACGGACATCTGCCTCTCTATAGATCCCTTCCTAGACCCGTGCATGGCTGTGAAGTAATCCCCTACATCAAGCCCTTCTGAGTAGGAGTTACGAATCACCTGAGGGACCATAGATCCGTCGGCCATTCTCACTATCGCAGGAGAAGCCAGTATCTGTTTGGCTGAAGCCCACTTTGCTTTTGCTCCAGACCTGATCATCTCGTTTATAGCGTTAGTTTCTTTCGCCGTGTCTAGTTCCTTACGGACAGCCTTGTCCATAGCGCCTAGTATTTTATCGGTCTCTGCGTTTATCCTCTTGTTTTTCTGGTCACTGGTCAGGATGGTGTTATTTAGCGTCATACGAATACTGCTGTCCAACCGAGCCAGAAACGGGTCCCTGGTTTCTTTCAGTGGAGTGATGTCGTCCAGACCGATAGTAAACCCGCTCTGGTACGCGTAGTCATTTCCTAGGTCCTTGAACGCATTTACTACCGTTGGGAACTCATTTGGGTGATTCTTGGCCGTCTGGGTGAAGGCTTCCTTTATCCTATCGTTACCCATAAGTTTGTCTTTATCGTGCAGTACGTTCAGCCTATCCGCTACCGCCGTAGGGAGAGCTTTGTACATCATATGCCTGCCCACTGTAGACGCCTTGCCGCCTATGATCACAACGTCAGTTGCTTTGAGGTTCCCCTTATTGAACTCTTTAGCAGCCTCGTTGTACGAGCCGAACTTCTTGTTTGTCCTAGTTCCCCACTTACTTAGTTCGTATAGGCCCTGTACAGCCTCGTTGGAGGGGGTGTACATAACGCCGCCATGCGTTGTGCTGAACAGATTGTTTGAAGGGAGCATCTTTCTGGACTCACCAACAGCCTCATCTGAAACAGGCACGTAGGCAGACATCGTGTCCCCGTCGAAGTCAGCGCCAAAGCCGCCAGTGACCAGCGGGTGGACCTGCACGGCGCTTCCGCCAATAAGCTTCGGGAAGAAAGCCATCACGTTGTACTTGTGGATAGCCGGGTCTCTCTTGAGCAGTACAGGACGATCCTTAACAATGGACTCTAAGTAGGTCCGCACAGACGGGTCGTCATTGTCAACAAGTTTCCTGGCTCTTAAAGGGGTGTACCCCGATAGAGACATCTCTCGAATTACGAACGGTTTATACATCTCCAACGCGGCTTTGTAGGGAATACCGACCTCATCCAGACCAAGAGAGGGCTCCGGAACAATAGTAGAGCGCATGGACATATCCTGCTTACGCCCTATCAGGTTCTTCTGGAAAAACCCATGGGAAGGTTTCTTACCGACCACGATGTTAAGGATGCCCTTCTCAACTCTTCTATTCTGGGTAGCGAACCCCTGAAGAGCCTTTAAGCCATCGTATAGCTCATCGTGTAGAGCCCCCTTGGTTTCGTCCGGAGAGTCCGGATCAAGCGTCTTCAACCCGTCGTTAGTAAGCGCCAGTCCCTTGTACAGCTTGTTCAGGTCGTACACTTCCAGCGCAGCGCCTTTCCCGGCCCTGGGCCTATCGGCTACGTAGCCTTCCCAGTTAGCCTTTGTGATGGGCCTGAACACCGGAGGTATTACGGGGACTGCCTGCATGATGTAGGCTTCTGCTGGTTTAAGTTTTACGTTCTTCAACGCTTTCAGGTACCGTATCTTAGCTACAGATTTGTCCCGTGTCGGGCCGTGCTGTGTCTTTACCTTCTCTTCCAAAGTAGACAGAGTGCTGTCCACATCTATGGCTTCCAGCTTTTTCTTTATCAGTTCCGGACCCGTTACCCCTTCTTCCGAATAGGTTCCCTTCAGCGCTCTGCCGAAGTTAGCCCCTAAGCCTGTCAAGTCCTTTATAGGCTTCTCGAAGAGAGGATTAGGCATGGGCTCCTGAAGATCAAAATGAGACCACCTGGTGCCATTCAGCCCTCCAGTTATGTGCAGATCGAAAAGACCTCCCGTCATCGGCTTCAGGTCTTTCCCGCGTATCATAAGCCCAGGATCTGACAGAGCACCGCCCGATGTCTTTCGGGTCTGCTCATCGGTAATTGGGGAAAGAAACATCTTGTTTCCTTCCTTCACGGTATCAACGCCCATTCCCCTAAGATACGCTAGGAACTTGGTATAAACGAAAGGAGTCTTTGGAGGAGGTATGGCGTCTCCAGCCTGCAGCTTCACCCAGAAATCCTCGTCCATGTCGCCCTTGTAGGTATGGGCCTCCCGTATATTAGCCTTGGCTCCGTGGGCCAGTAACCCGTACAAAGTAAGAGGGTCTAGGGCCTGGGCCCCTGTCCCGGACTTGGGGGACTGATTTATGTCGTAAGGACTACCAAAGCCGCCGGACCTGGCTGACAACTTCTTTGTGACCTGGTGTTTCTGTTTGAGGATGTACTGCCTGCCTGTAAATATTTTACCCAGGCTTCTCCCCGTTGTAGGGTCAATCAGCTCTTCTTTGCCAGAGGGATCGAACCCGTTCTTACGGAGCAGTTCCTTGACTTCCTCCACCTTATCCTTGCCGGGACTACCGAAGCTGTCTATCTTAATGGGCTTTCCTAGCTTGAAAGCTACCTTAGCCGCGGCTGTCTCCAGAAGCTGGCCCGGATTTATTCTTCCGTGAACGCCCGTGGGGTCCATGATCACTTCTATAGGCAGACCGTCTTTTGTATGTGGAATCTCGTGATCCGGAACTATCTTCGTAACCACACCTTTGTTAGCGTGGCGTCCCACGATCTTATCTCCCAGTTGAATAGGCTCGGACGTCCTTGTGTAGACCTTTATCTTACCTGGGGACTTGTGCACTTTAGAGACTGTAGCTGGACCGGCACCGTCCCAGATTATGGGATCTACCTTAAACTCACTTCTGAAAGCTTTTGATATTTGCTTTCCTTCCAGAGTCGGGTCCCGCCTAAGCAGCTTCCCTATAACCACGTCACCTGGGTTCAGTACTACGCCTTCACGGACGATGCCGTCGTCATCCAGTTTCTCCTCTTGCTCCGCTGTAAGAGGAGCGGATTCCCCTAAGAACCTGCGCTTGTTGAGTAGGACATCCTCGTTTATCTCTATCTGGTCTTTGTGCAGATGATCTGAGGACATTTTCTTAGCCGCTGACTCAGACAGCACTATCCCGTCATCAAAGTTGTACCCTTTGTACGGTAGGTACGCTATGCGTAGGTTACGCCCAATAGAGAACACGCCGTCCTTGGTGAAGTTAGTATCAGCCAGCAGTTGGCCTTTCTTTACCGTGTCCCCCGCCTTAACCACAGGAGTAGAATCTATCATCATCCTGTCTTCGTTGAGCGGAAACTCATCGTACAGAGGGATGCGGACTTTCTCTCCAGTGTGGCTTTTCAGGACTATTCCGTCCTTGCCTACTCTCTGCACGATACCTGCGGCAGGGGAATGCCTAGCAAACCTCTGCCCGAATATCTCCTCGAAGCTGGTATTCGGATCTTCGGAAGCAGACTGAATAAGGGGAGCTTCAGGGTGAGTGAGGCCGACGGCTTGCTCTTGTTGCCTGGAGGCCATAGACGCCCTGTTTCCCTGATCATTCATCAAGAACGGGATCATGTTAGACGACAGATCAAACAAAGCCCTAGGACTTTTCATGACATAATCTGCCTTCGTGTAGGGGATTACGTCGATCCCGCCGTCTTTGGTCCAGGTCTTGACTTCTTTCTCTACGGGTACCGGAGTGTCCCCCTGCCATTTAACCTGGTCTGGAAGAACCACGTTCGTTGACGCAGCCTCCATCGGGTCTATGTAAACGGTCTTGCCCGTTTTACGATCGTATACCGGGGTGTAGGTAGTATTTCCTACCTTCTTTACGCCGATAGGAAGATGCAGGGTTATGCCTATCTTCTCTGATTCTGGGGTGTGTATGGGGTCCCTAAACCCAAGATGCGATTCATCCAGATATCTAGCGGAGTCCTCCACGCCCTGATCAGTTTCAATACCCTTTTTACCCATCCTGGTGACGACAGTATGGTTCGATAGCATGTCCAGCGGGTTCGTCTGCACCGGGCTTCTACCGAGATTAAAGGTCTGTGGCTTGAAAGCGTTTATTACGTACTTCTTGAAGACGTCAGCGGAGAATACCCCGTCTACCGTATCCGGTACCGTAGGGCTTGAGAGTCTTCTATTGAGGGCGTTCTTTATCTGAAACTTATTGTCCTGTGTTACGTGTTCATAGACCAGATCGTCCAGTCCGTGGATATTAGCAAACTCTATCGAGTTCCTGTTGTCCGGTTTCTCATCCCCTCTGGCTACTGACAGTAATCTTTTTGAGGAAGCAAGGAGAGCGTCTCCAGAGGCGTAGCTAAAAGGCTTTCCCAAAGTTTTCTTTGTTACTTTAGGATCGAAAGTAGCTTCCTTCAACCACTCACTCGCCCACACCTTGGCCTCTTCCATAGTTTCGACTTTAGGGAGCCCGATGGACTTACGCCATTTATTTATGTCCTGTAGCGGGTTCTTGGGGATATTGTCGTTGTATATCTTATTTCCCCACGCCTCTTTCATCTTATCCGAGGACACTCCTGCTACCGACAGTAGCGAGACCAGGTTGAAGTTCGTAGATCCACCGTAGTTAGCTTTGAAGGAATGGGCTTCAGGGTCAAAAAATAGCTTCAACCTACGCCGTTTGGCTGACTGCTGGAAGTTCAGCATAGACTCCAGCTCGCCGTTGGCCATAATGCGTGTGTACACACCAGGCTTCAGCCTGTCTTGGAACCCGGTCTGGAACTCCTTGCCGTTAACGATGTAAGACCACCTGTCAGTGATCCTGGGGAGCTGAGCGAGAGTGACGGTGCTGGTGTCGGTATGCCCCGTCTTGTTGTCCGTCAGTTTAATCTTTGCCTTTACTGGCACAGCCCACGTACCGTCTCTCAGCTTCACCTTTTTTTGCGTAGCGTAGTCGTCTGCGGTGTATTTATCGTCCACCCATATCTCTTTGAGTTCCAGTTTTTTCTGTCCGTGCTCATGGGGGAAGTGGGAGGCTATGGCGTCCATAGTTTTTTTCTTAAGTTCTTTGAACGGAACTTCGGGATTTATATAGGACACAGAAGTACCTCTGCTAGAGACAATACCGCCCTTATGGTACGACCCTAAGACTTGGAATGTCAACCATTTTATCGCATAAGAGAACCGATATAGGCCCACGTTTATTCTTAACGAAAGGAGTGCCCATGGACAGGAAACCGAAAAAGAGAACGACCGTAAAGAGGCCTAAAGAACGCATATTGGTAACGGAATCCTTCGAGACTAAGCTTGCGAAGGCGGTCGGAGCCAGCCCCAATACTAAGATAAAAGTAGCGGGTGCAAGAGATGCGTGAGCTCTTAATGACCGCATTTCTGTGCGGCGTTTTGACGGTTGTGGTGATCGCGCTTGGCAAAGTTTCGTTTAGTGACCAGCAATCATAGGAGGAGAACCATGAAGTTGGCCACATGTCCATTCCTACTTGAGTGTCAAGGTGGAGGAGGGAATTGGAACGGAGCTGTGTTCGTCATTGAAAAGGCGAATAGCCAAACAGCAAAGTGCGGAAGGGTAAACTGCAAAGAGTGCTCTATCATGCCAGAAGCCGATTGGATTTGTCCTGAGTGTATCCAGGAGACAGATCTACTGCCCGGTTTCTACGGCAAGGGAGAATGCAGTCGTTGCAAGAAATTCAGTATCGCCCTCCAGGCAACATAGGGAGGAGTAGATGCCAGACCAAAAGTGCGATGAGTGCGAGGAGGGGCTACAAGGAGACGAATTCGTTATGTTCAGAAAGGCCAGGCTCAGAGAATCTGACCGTGGTCTGGTATTTGGTACGGGCAGCGCCCAAGATGAAGTAGACGACGCATACTTCATGCACACGGAGTGCTTCTTCAAATACATGATGAGAGAAGAACCTGAACTAGTGGCGGCTCTATGCAGAGCTAAGTGTGGACTACCCTAAAAGTAAAGTGCCGGGCCCCGATCTATCGGGGTTCCGGCACCTGTAAATGGCGACTTTATTTTTAGTCTCTACACTAGGCCCGAAGACGGGTCCCGCCTAGGCGGCTTCTGATTAGGTAAAGGCATCGAACTAGCGGACATAGGCTGCCTATTCTCTTGCTTCTGGCCGAGCATAGAAAGGACCAGAGCGTAAAGCTGCTGATTCTGCTTAGCTAGGGTGTTTAGAGCAGCAAACCTATCGACGTCATTTTCCATTGTAGATATTGCATCAGCCACTCGTTTAGCGGCATACCCCATAGACACGCCGCCCGGAGAAGCGGCTGACTGCATAGACAGCTGAGACTGCATTTCCTTCGGAACGTTCTGGGGTTGCTGGTTACTCTGTGGGTACATACTAGCCTGTGCAGGCGCACCAGCAGGGCCCTGGCCCGGAGGAGCTTGGCCCGGAGGAGCCTGGCCCGGAGGTTGCTGTCCAGCGCCGGGTGGTTGGCCTGCACCAGCAGCGGGAGGAGGAGCAGCTGCGCCGCCTCCGCTTAGATCATTCTGCATGGCCATCTGTTGCTGGGTCATGACACGCTGCACCTTGCCCTGGATAGTGGCCTGAGAGATCTGCATTTTCTCCTGAGCAGCAATCTGCTTGTCGATCTCCTCTGATTTTCTCTTTTCCTCTATCTCAAGCTCGAAGTTCGAGTCCTCAAGCAGCGTGCGGTCACTAAGCTTCTGCGCCTGATTCATCTGGAAGTAATAAGCCGATCTCTGGAGATCATCAGCCATCTTAAACTTCTCATGGCGCACCGGAATCTTGGTCCAGTCCATGTAGGTGGCCGTAGTATCGAGCACAAACCTAACCATAAGCAGCTGATCCTGCAGATAGCCTATGAATTCGTTTTCCAGGAACCTGAGCGAGACGTTACTTCCGCTGTACGAAAGACCGCCAAACACAAACTCTACCGGGAAGCCCATACCAGACACGATCTGTTCGGCTACGCCTCTGATCTCCTGATGCACCATGAGGGCTTTTCCCTGGCCGCTTATGGTCTCGTGCCCCATCGGTATGGGGAGAATCGGTATGTAGTTATTGTCGTACTTCCAGCGGGTTATCTCTTCTTCTATCTCGCCTCTCCACTGGGCCAGATCCACCATTCTGTACGGGTCAGACGTGGAGCTGCCTGCTTGAGGGAAGATGACCCTAAGAGGCACTACGTGGTCTGTCGCTATGGCTTCCTGGGCTTTACGAAGGATCTGCATGTAGAACGTGTCCTTCAGAACCGGAAGTATCATTGGCATTCCCCAACCATTCCACGATGCCCGCTCGTCCGGGTGGGATATGTTGGCTCGCCTCATATGGTACACGTTCTTCGGATTGAGAATCAGGTTCTTTTTTAGCCTGATAGCCCTGAGGTAGATATCGGGAGTGGTCTCTACGATAGAGCTTTTCCCGATCCTCAGGTCGTTGCCGAGCGTTTTAGGTATCTTGTACAGATAGGTGTAAGTGCCCGTCGTCTCGTTGTAGTCTATCCGGATATTCTCTGGATTCCACCGTATGAGCTTGATGTCCCGGTAGGACTTGTAGTAGTGATCTATGACCTTCGCTTTGGTCTTCTCCCCGCACACAGGGCAGGTAAGCTCAAAGTGCATACTTCTGAACTTCCAGTGCTTTCTTAGGTTCTCTACCCTGTCCCTGGATTTACACTTCCTGCACTCCAGGAATTTGTAGAAGGGGAACACAACCGAGATAAAGGCGTTGCCGTAGCAAGCCCTGTCCAGCCCGGCTTCTATTTGGAATGTACGGAGGTTCAAGACGTCTTCGAACAGATGCTTCCACTGCTCTTTCAACCGGTAGTCCGTCGTTTCGTATATCAGATTTCTGATTGGGTAGGCCGCCATTTTATAGCAGACGGCGTTGATTATGGGATTGGATAGGAAATAGTACCTACACCACTGGAAAAGCGTACGTATGTCGCTCGGTAAGTAGGTCTGCGCTATGTCAAAGAAAGGACTCGGGTAAGACAAAGCTGACCCAGATCTTCTGGACGTAAACCTATACCCGGTTCCAGGGCCCTTCGATGCGTAAAAGTCGTTAATACCCATTATACAGATGCCTGTGGACGAGGTTTGTGTGCGAAGGCCCTACCAATAGCTCGACCTACTGGCTTGGCTGCAGCGTCTGCACCGAGCATACCCATAATGCCCATCCCCGGCAGAAGCCCCCACGCTGCCGTGCCTGCAGCGTTACTAAAGGTATCCTCGAACTTACGCTTCTCCCCTGGTTTTGGTTTAGTGACAGCTTCTCTCGCCAGTCCTGCTCCTGACATGCCAATAAATGACTTGTTCCCCACGGGCATGTAACGGGTGTATTTGCCAGCACCAGTCCAGCCTCTAAGGCCAGCCTCTCCCGCGGCTGCGTGTATCTTGGAGCGCACGCCTTTCTGACCGGACATGACATCTTTAAGGGGAGTACCCTTGTATACGTCCTTGTACTTATCTTTGCCAAAAGAGCGGCCCTATTTCTTAAAGCCGGAAGCCTCATCTTCCCCCAAGCCCCACCTACCGCTCCGCCTAGCGCTCCTCCGACTACCCCGGCTTTTAGCGCCTTGGCTCTTGCTTCTTCCGGGGAGTATCCCTGGCCCCTGGCCCTCATGTACGAAAGCCCCCCAGTACCGGTACCAGTAATCGCGGAGGTAACAGCCCCTCTTCGTACAGCACCCTTTAGACCTTCATTTGTGTACTTCGTTATGGCGTCATCGGCTGCGCCCTTCATGGCCGTGTTAGTCCCGTGACCTCTCCAGGCTGTTTTAAGGTATTTGCCGACACTCTTCCCCGCGGCCTTGGCTGCAGGTACTACGAACTTCTGGAAGATTGCATCCTTTTCCATGGTCATAGTACGGTCCTCATCTGCTGCTGCAGGAGATTCCTACGCATCAGCATGTAATCCCTAGCCGTAATTAGTTTGTAGAAGGAAGCTTCGTCAGGCTCGTCGTAGTGCTCCTTTGCTATTTCAGACGTCGGATCATCGGAGAATTTCTCCCACAGACTCTTTGTTTTAGTAGGATCGATCTCCAAAAACACTTCGACGTTAGTTCCTTCCTTCTTATCGACCCCTTCAGCTGGTTTATTGTTAAAGGGGTGCTCGTCTACGAAACGGCCTGTACAAACGTCACACCTTACCGGGGTAATGTCAACATCTCTTATGCTTCCGCAATCCAGACACTTGTACTTAGGTTTAGCTAAATACTCCTCCGCGAAGGCGAGAGGCTCCGGGAGGAAGTCCACCCCGTCCATCATAGCCGAAGCAGCTATAAACCCGCCGACCTCAAGGGAATACTTTTCCTTTCTAACCATAGAAGCTATATCAATAGCCGCCATGCACTGCATCACGTTAGGTCGTACAAGTACCTGAAAGCTGGGCACATTATTATTTAGAGCTTGACAGACAGGAACGAAGGCTTCCCAAAAAACCCAGAAGGCTTCGTTAGCATGTAAAAGTTTTATGGCGTTTATCTTGCTCTTCACAAGCTCGCTGATGTTCTTCTCGCCGAACTCTGATGCTATCTCTGCGTACACCGTTTGAGGCAACCACATAAGCCACTCGGGGCCCAGCTCCTTAGTCAAGAAGATGTCCAGGATCACGGGGTGTGTGTCGTGGTGTCTGAATAGGTTGACTTTAGTGACCGGTGTACCGACGGTATCGTCGTAAGACTCTTCCGCTACTTTTTCTTGTAGCTCCTTACCCCCCTTGTCGCCAAAGAGGATAAATTCCATCAAAGCTTGTTCTGATTCTCTCATAGTACCTACGATTTCGTGGTAGCGTTGATGTCACTAGCCATCCTCATCAGAATCAGCTTATGCGGGTCAGGCATACTGAGGAAGATGCCTTTCGGGTCCTTCGTGAACGCCTTAACAAAGTCCTCCGAGAACTGCTCGGTCAGCTTCTTCCTCTTCCCAACCGAAGAAGCCAGTTCCTTAAGGGCGTCTTCGTGTACGATCTCTCCATTCATTTTATGCATCCAATCCTCTGGATGCTCCTGAGCTATCTTAGTCAAGTCCCCAACAGTCGAATAGTAGGGATCTGCAATGCGGGTATCCCACAGCCTATCTATGCCGGTCTGCTCGTCAAATTCCCGCACAAGCTCTGCGTAGGTTGATGCGTCCATTAAACCAGCGACCTTTATCAGCTCGCTGAGGGTATCGTTCTGAGCTTCATCCAGGTACTGTCTCCTCTGCTCAAGGAACATTCCCCTGGAAGGGTCGTAGTCAGCAGAAGCGTATTTTGTAACCGCAATAGCAGGCTCCAGGCCCACGTTGTGCATAGCAGCGGCCAGCTTAACGCAATACGCCCTGCGAGCCGACGGGTGGAGGTACCTGCTGTTCTCATCGAAGTAAGTGGCCGCCTGCTTGATCTGAGTGAAAGAATTCATGGGGTACTTCTCAGCAGAAGCAGCCTTGCCCAGCCCGGTCGGGCCTGGGGCCCCTACCATGCCTGTAGAATTACTGATCGTATTACTCCGATTAGCTGCCATGGTTTTCATTCCTTTGGCGTTCATCTGGAACTGGCCCATTGGGTTTGGTGTTTGCGGAGAGGGCATGAACATGGCGGACTTCTCTTGGAGGTTATCTCGCCCTTCCCCCAGCCCTCTGCCGCCGCCTTTGCCGTAACCAGGCCCTTCCAAAGTACCAGGGCCGGTGTTTTTATTCCTGCGAAGACCACTAGGCATTCCCTTGCCTTTTCCAGCGCCTTTCTGGCGTCCTGTAAACGCGGCCTTCCCCGCTTCTTTCTTCTTCAGAAGCTTATGGGTTCCGTAAGCGCCCCCGCCGACTACTCCAGTCCCAAGCGCAGCTGCTCCAGCAATACGACCTTTCCTAAGGACAGTCTTCATAGGCTGACCGGAAGGAAGACCGCTTACGTTCTTAAAATCTGCGGCCTTATAGCCAGCATTTTTTAGATCCCTTGGGTCGATGCCCGCCTTGACTCTCTTGGTGAAGAATTTAGCTGCCTTACTCTTTATGCTTGCGGTCTTGTCCGCTTCTCCTGGAGGATTCACAAGGAACCGCTTCACCTGCCCGTTCCCCTTGTAATCCAGGACAGTGTTGTCCTTCCCGCCGCTTACCTTTCCGTTCCTGATGAACGTACCCACAGCACCGCCAACTCCATAGGTCTCGGCGAACTTCTGTAGGGAGGCGGCCGCGGCCACTTTGTCCGTTTCAGGGAGCTTGTCCTTATTTTGATGGAAATAAAGACACTGCAGGAAGGTAGTCACCTGGTCAATACAAGCGAACTTACGCAGAACTGTGCCGTCAGGTTCGCCGTACAAAAGGGCAAACCGATCGTCCGGCATTCGTTCCATCTGTTCAGCTGTTCGTACGTCAGCTTGTTTAATGAAGTCCGGTAGACTATCTGTGGTAGGGAAGGCCAATTTCAGGACGTCGCCGTGAAGGTCGTCCTGAAGGTCAAGAAGCTCTCGTCTCAGGCTTGTATGCATGTCTATCTCCAAGAACGGAAATTACACGAATCCCGTACGAAATTGTATAAGTCCAAGCCCCCTAATGTCAAGTGAAATTACGGCACCCTTTTTTTACATAAGTCCTAAGATTTAGCCCAGACCCAGAATTATCCCCGACAACGAAAGGACAGAGCATGGCAGAAGACAATTGTTACGGTCGTTTATTTGACTCTGACGCTATCTCGTGCAGGTCCTGCATCCACGCAGAAGATTGCCAGAGACTGTCTGAAGGAGGGAGCGTAAACTACACATCAAGGAGGTACGGAAGTGGGAACAGCAGCAGTAGAAGAGCGCCCTCTGACTCTAGCTACCGCTACACCGCCCCCAGCACAGCGCGCCCACTGAGTAAAGAAAGAGCCACAACCCTTCCAGGACCTATGCCTAGGACAACCGGCCCGTCAGAAGGAGAAAACAAGTGGCGGCGCTTGGCTAAAAACACTACCCTGTCCGTAGCCGAGATGTCATTGGCGCAGATGTACCTGTTCATTTGCGACATGGATTGGGAGTAAAGAGTGTCGTTCCTAAAAATCAGTGAGCCAAGAAGTTTCCTCAGACAAACAAGAATGCGGAAAAAACTATCGAAGAGCGCCCTGGCCCAAAAGGCCGGGGTGGACCGGCAGACAATCATCCGACTAGAAAGAGAGGAGTCAACCCACCAACCCAGCCTAAACACGCTAACGAAAGTGTGCAGAGTCCTAGGCATAATTCACGAGAGGGACCTGCTGAACACGGCCTTTAACACCCTGTCCGGTGGGGCCAACATCCCGGCGATACAGCCGACGGTGATGCTGAACATATCAGCCAGAGACAAAGTAAAGATGCGCGAGACTTTGAAGAGGCACGTAAAGCGCCTACTAAAAGACTTCGGTCTGCTGGACAAAGTAGACGCAGCGGTCATGGAAGAGATAGACGCAGGACTGGATAGGGCCGTGCGTCTCACCCTGCAAAAGCGTAAGGAGGAAGGCCTACAAAATGGAATTCAGTATGAGGATGAAGGAGAGGAGTCCTGATGCAGCGTACGTAAGCAACAACCTGTGGCTTCCACGGAAGCACGTACACCTCGCCTCTATCGAACGAGCACTCACTTATTGGGATGAACTGGGGCATCCTTTTCTGTACATGTTCTCCTACTATCAGGACCACATAATTGTGCCAAGGAGCTTTATCGAACCCAAAAACTACCCCAAGTACGCGTTCCCCTTCATCGACGTGAGGCAGACCTCCTTCGAGGAAGTAGATGTGCAGTTCCACTTGCCTGCGCGAGAGAGCCACCCTACCGACATCAGGGGGAGGGACGCTTTGGTAAAGACAAGGGGCGGGATACTGGAGTATGCCTGCGTAGCCGGAGACACTATACTTAATGTCAATAGAGGCGGAAAAGGCTTCAAAGTAACCATAAAAACAGCGTACGAAAGGCAAGAAGGGGGGCGGTACGCCTGGGATTCGACAATCTCTACAAGAATCCGTTCTGATATGGGAGGGCACATAGGTCTAAATAAAGTGCTTGCCATTCTCTATAAAGGCAAAAGAAGGACTAAGTACCTAGAGCTGAAAAATGGCGCGAACTTACGAATAACTGAAGACCATGAGGCTTTAACAGAAAGGGGCTACGTAAAAATTAAAGACCTGATAGTCAACGAAGATAGGGTGGTAACGGACGGCTGGCTAGTAAGCAGAAGCACACACAAGCCAAAACAAGTGTACAGGCGATCCAGTTGGTACAAGCACCACCCGTACGTTCGATACCAGAAAAGAAAGGACCGTACAGCCCTAGTCTACGCAATAGAAACACACCGCGCCGTGTATGAGGCTAGACTAAACAACTTACCGTTCAAAGAATTTAGAGAGCGTTGTCGCTCCGGTGACATAAGTGAGCTCACTTTTGTTGATCCCTCTAAATTTCACATTCACCACAAGGATGGGAACATCCACAACAATACACCAGACAACCTAGAAAGCCTTCCGGCAGAAAAACACTTAAAAATACACAGGCCTGGGAGTAAGGCGTTCGGCCACGGAGAACTCATGCCTAGCTTAGTGGTCGGTCTATCCGACGGCGGACTTGAAGAAGTGTATGACATAGCGTGCGCGGACCCTCACCACAACTTCGTAGCCAACGGAATTGTTATTGCAAATTGTGGCAAGGGAAAAACACTAGTGTCCGTAGCCGCGTGGGTGATGAAGAAAGTACCCGCACTGGTAATCGTGGATGACCAGGGGCTGCTTAGCCAGTGGAAGAAGGTCCTGACCCAAGAGGATAAGCACCTAAAAGGACTGGCTGTGTCGGATAGCAAGGGAAACCCCATCACGGTAGGGCATGTACAGCGCGACGTGCTTGACTTTGAAGGGCACCCCATCACCGTGGCTATGATCCACACGTTAGTGAAGAACCCTAAGCGATGGGACGAGAGGTTCCGCAGATACTTTGGGGTAGTGATCTACGATGAGGTCCACACCATTGGTGCGCCTACCTTCTCCAGAGCAGCGCCTATGTTCAACGGGACCCGGTGGGGCCTTACGGCCACGTACCCTAGAGAAGACGGGATGGAGTCAGTGTACTCCTACCACATAGGGCCCGTGATAGACAGTGACCTTACGCATGAGTTAGTCCCGACCGCGGTGTTCCTAAGATCGGGTATCCGGGTAGATTTTGATAAACACGAGGAGAAAACAGCCGTAACTGACGTACGAGGGGAGGTAAACATATCCAAGTACAGGACTTGGCTCGGGAACCATGAGGAGAGAAACAACAGGATAAGTCTAATGATTCAGCAATCCCTGACAGTGGGAAGGAAAATACTGGTATTGACCCACTGTAAAGCTCAGGCAGAATTAATGCATAAGCGCTTTCCTTCGTCCGGTATTATTACCGGTAGCGTGGATAGGGACGAAAGGCTGACCATGCTGCTGGACAAGCCGCTGACCTTTGCTGTCGTAAAATGCGGTAAGCGAGGGCTGGATGACCCCAGCATAGACACAATCTACTACCTGACGCCGTTCAAATCGAAAGAGATGCTAAATCAATCAATGGGAAGGGCCCAGAGAGCTGTTGAGGGAAAAAGAGAAGTGCTCCTGTTCTTTATCGAGGATGAGGACAGAATGTCCAGGGGATTGCTAGGAGAAGTTAAGCGCCTACTCGTTGGAGCAGGCATCAAGTACACCAACGAAAAGCTATAGGAGGATTGGATGGACGAAAAAGCTAAGGACAATAAGGGGACTGTCGTAGTGGTCTCTGACGGAACGAGGAGGTACATCGGAACAGTAAGGCGGCAAGTCGTGACTAGTCAGTTACACTCTGAGTTCACGCTCGATGGAGTGTTCGAGGTAATGACTTTCACGCAGCCTGTGGCAGCCGGAAAAGGGCAGCAAATGCAGCGACTAGTGGCCCTCACGCCAATAGACGACTACAAGACGACCCTCGACGGTTTCGTTATCAAGGCATCTAACTGGTACTTTCCGGGTGAACAGAGAGACGGAGAGTTCGCAAAGAGGTACGAGGAGTCAGTTTTGCAGGCGCGGGCTGCTGAAGCCGACATCGTGATCCCAGGAAGTGGGTCTAATGTTAGGCAGCATTGAGCACCCGGATTACGCGGAGTGCAGGCGCTGTCCTTACCACAAAAGCAGAGAAAGAATTGTCTTTGGAGAAGGACACTTAAAAGCAGACATAGTTATAATAGGAGAAGCCCCCGGAGCAGAAGAAGACTGCACGGGCAGGCCATTCTCCGTTACTACTCACACAGGTGACTTTGGCGGGATATCCGGTCGATGGCTGTGGGACATGGTAGCCATGTACACCAAAGAGCCGGAGATCAAGAAGCTTATCGCCAAGAAGTCCCCCAGCATCGACGAGTACGAAGTTCTGAGGGACATGCTCCTGGAAAGAGAAAAAATCTATGTCACAAACGCACTCTGCTGCAGAATGCCTGAGGAGTCTAAACCCGTAAAGAAAATCCTCATGGCGTGCAAACACAGGCTAGACTACGAAATATACGCCGTAGACCCAAAAATAGTGATAACAGCCGGAAGGTTTGCGCTGAGCACTATGATGGGAGAGACAATCCATTCCATAGGTAAAGAAGTGGGCGACCCAAGGCCTGCATTCATCCAAGGGAAACTAGGCACTGTACCCTATCTAGTCTTCCCCACGTACCATCCCGCCGCGCTAGCACGGCGTCCCGACTGGGGCCTTCCTACTAGCCTGTGCGACGTGAATGTTATGGCCATAGGGGAAGCGTTCGACACCTTGGACTTTATCAACAACATCTACCACGAAATACCAATGCCAGAACGAGGAGGAAAACCATGAAAATAGTGGGTGGAAGAAAACCTGTAGTCGCGGAAGCGGAAGCGCCGCAGGAAGTACGGGACGCGTACGACGCTTTCCTAAGCATCAGGAATACCCTTTTGCAGCAGTTGGATGCTTTACAGAAACTGGACCCGAAAGGATGGGAGAAGCTGCAAGAGCTGGAAGAGATGCACGACGAGGCAGCGAAGCAGCTGTCCGATACGTGCGAGAGGGAACGCGCTGAGATAGGGAAAGTAAAGTTGAAGCCGAACTTCGCCAAAGGCTACGACATCGACAAGTTCCTGAGACTGGCCAAGAAAAAGAAGATCCTCCCAGAATTGAAGAAGATGGGGGTCATACGCACAATCGTAGATCAGAAAGCAGCAGACGAGTATCTGAAGAGATACCCGGAAGACTTTGAGGACTTCAAGAAAGAAGCGTGGGTTGAAGAATTCAAGTTCTATGCTGTTTACGGGATACCGAAGGTGAAAAGATGATCAGTCCTATTGTGCACGCGCACATAGACTTGTCTGTTACCGACACCACGCGAAAAGTAATCATCTTTAAGGACAGCGCCACACCGCAAATGGAGGAGGAAGAATTGGCTTACCTGAAAGAAAAGCTGGGAGATGGAAAGGGAAGGGTCACCAGAGAAATACCGTTCAAATTCTGGACGTCCGGTAGGGACGGAGGGGTTACCTTCGGCACGACGGTTACCCTGAGCGTAAACTGCGACAGCGACGACGGTGTTATGAAGGACGTCGACCGATTCCTTTACAACGTCGCGCTTGATTTGAACCTCACAACCCTGGAGGAGTTGGAAGGGATAGCGCACGACTACTTCGAGAAGACGAGAAAAAGGAGAATCACATGAGCAAGACGAATCTCGGAAAAGGTCTGCTCGTCATGGACAAGGGCAAACTGTACGTTACTGGGGTCCATCTGCAGCCTGCCCTAGAAAGTGGGGCCTTCCCAACCGTGGAGTTGGAGTATCAAATAAACGACAGTAAGAACGAAAGAGTTGCTCGGGGGGTTTTCTACGTAAAGAAGGATGACATCCCCCTGGCAGAAGCAGAAGCGCTAATTTCGAAGTGCGCTCATGTCGCCGCTAAGTACGCTTTTATGGAAGAAGGAGTTGCAATCACACAAGAGGCCGAGAGCGTGAAAGAGTCGTCTAAACCTCCAGATTCGTCCGCACCTAAATCGATTTAGCCGTGCGGTAGAAAAAAAACAAGATTAGGCCGCATTATTCGATTGACATTCGCATTTTCCGGCCCTAAAATAGCCAGTTCCTTGGAGGAAAAATGTACGACATCGAGGTGAAGCTACTTTCAAAAATCCTGTTCACAGGGGACTTGAAAGAGGTGTCGAAGTTCGGTGTCAAGGCTACTTACTTCAGTCATGCAGAGACCAAATCGTGCTATACGGCCATATTCAAATGGTTTAACGCAATCCACACAAAAGGAGACGTTCCGACTCTCCGGATGATGCAGAATGAGTTCCCGAGCTTGCCCTTGAAGGAAGAGCCGAGGGACACGATAAGGACTTTGTGCAGAACGCTGGTTGACGACCACCTCAGACGGGAGCTAGAGGAAGGTGCCAATGACGCGGTAATCACATCCCGCACCCACCCAAGGGAAGCCTTGGAAGATTTATCCGAGTTGGTGAAGAGACTGTCCGTCGCTTCTGGTTACTCAAGGGACATAGATTTATCGACAGCGCACGCTGATCTATTGAGCGAGTACTTCCTGGTAAAAGACTCAATGGGTCTGCTAGGAATGCCTTGGCCTTGGAACACCATGAACACGCACACTCTCGGAATGCAGGACGGAGAATTCATTGTCATCTACGCTAGACCTAAGAGCAAGAAAACGTGGCTAATCCTGTACATGGCGTGCCACTGCTATATGCACGCAAACGCCAGAGTTCTCTTCTATACAAAAGAAATGGCCCCTAGCCAAATCTGTCGCAGAACCGCGGCCATATTAACCGGTCTGGACTACGGCAGATACATCAAAGGGGAGCTATCTAACGAAGAAGAGAAGATGTTCGAGGACGTCATGACGTCGTTAGCGGCTGATGAGCGGGATAACCGCAACAAGAGGGGGAGTAAACGAAAGTTCATAATAACCAGCGATAGCGACGCAAACGCAGCAGGTCTGATAGGGCTAGAAGCAAAGATCGAGGAACTTGAGCCTGACATAGTATTCATTGACGGGCTGTATCTTATGAAGGACGACAGAACCGGAATGAGATCCACAAAGCACGGAAATATTACTAACATAACTCAAGACACGAAACTACTGGCCCTCAGGAAAAAAGTGCCGATCGTCGTTACCACGCAGGCTAACAGAGAAGGAGACGAGATAAAGGGATCTAGTCTTAGAGAGTTGGGATACTCGGATAGTTTTGGGCAGGATGCTGACATCCTTCTAAGAGTTATGCCAGTTGACCACCCTAAATCGAAGATCCCTCTCGTCGTCATGAAGGTATCTGGAGCAAGGGAAATGCTGCTTGACGCTTTTGTTGTAAACGGCCAACCGGCCTCAAACTTCGGAGAGTACGCAACCAGCCTAACCCCAGATATAGCCGATGCAGCCGGTATGAAAGCGGGAACTTCCCCGCCCTCTAAAACAAGTAGTAGCTACACCAACAGCGCAAGCAGCGGCAGTACAGACAGTAGCAGCGCAGGAGACAACAACGTAGACCACGGAGATGGAGAAGGGAGTGCAGCAGATAACAAAAACGCAGCGACTAACCCAAGGAAAAACGCAGCAAGTAGGAGGGGCCTAACAGCAGCCAGCAAGCCCAAGGCTAGAGAGCAAACCCAGCAAAGACGACCGAGGCCGCCGAACGCGGTAGCGCCAAGAAGATTCTCCCCGCCATGATAAAACAATTCTTGGATAATAGGCTTCGCGGGTCTGAGTTATCGGGAGACAACCATCTATCGGCATTCTGCCCATTCCATTCAGGAGGAACGGAGAGACACAGGTCATTCTCCGTAAACCTGGATACAGGACTTTGGTGCTGTTATGCCTGCCATGAATCCGGAGGAATTCACAAGCTCCTTAAGATGCTTGGATGTCCCCCTTCTGTGACGACATCGATACAGGAGAACGTCCAAGACACTAGGAGAAAATACGCTAAAAAAGCTAACCTAGCTCCGGTGAAAGACGAAGACACAGTACTGGAGGAGCCTCTCCTTGGGGTGTACGATTACTGCCCCAACGTTCTTGTTGAGAAAGGGTTTGACCCCAGCCTTCTAAAGGCATTCGAGGTTGGGTTCGACAGAAAGCGTTTTAGAATAACCTATCCGATCAGAAGCATGGACGGAGAACTGATTGGGGTGTCAGGAAGGAGGATACTGGAGGATGAACTAGAGTACTTTGAAAAGTACAAGCTGTACACGTCAGAGATAGACGAGGACGCGAATCTAAAAAAACCCTACCGGAGACCGACCCTGAAAGGGACACTATGGAACGGGCACAGAGTAAGGCTTGCTCAAGCTTCGAAAACGTATTCATTCGTAATTGTAGTGGAAGGGTTCAACGCCCTTTTACGCGCAGTAGAATATGGGTACCCGAACACAGTAGCCACATTCAATGCCCACATATCTGCTAATTCAGGGAAAGTTCGTAGGATAGCTCAGCAGGATCTTATTGTAGAGTTCAGTGTTCCCGCAATACTGTTCTACGACAATGACCCGGCTGGAATCGATGGGACAATGAGATCAGGGACCAGACTAAGTAGAGTACTACCAGTGTTGGTAGCTAGATATCCTAAATGCAAAGAAGGAACTCAGCCGGATGACCTCAGTAGAAACGAATTCTACGAAGCGGTACAGAAGGCAGAGCACTTCACAGACTGGAGGAAACACAATGCGGTATAATCAACGCTCTAGCCAAAGAGGCAAAACCAAGGGCGGGTTCGGAGGAGCTAACTTTTCTGACAGGTGGGCTCCTCCCAAAACAATGAACGGAGATCCGGTTATGATTATAGCCGGGTCGTACGAAGAGTACATCGACGAGAACGGGAACTTCATCGCCGAGCCTAAAGAGAGGCCCCTGCTTCCAGCGTATCACTACCGGGAGCACAGGATGGTTATTGGTAAGAGCTTCCGCTCTTTGGTGTGCAGAGAGGGGTGGGACCCGGACGATCGCAAGGATTGCGTGCCCTGCTACCTGAAAGAGCATGACCCGGAGAAGTGGGCGAAGGTCATAGACTCCAGACAGAAGCAAGGGAAGACCGTGCCCGGAAAACCAAGGGACGCGTGGGCCCATACAGTTGTGGTGCTGAAGAGCTGCCACAGTGTACCGGCTATCCACAAGGCCACAGGGAAAGAGATCACCCGGCAGGACGGTAGCGCTGTGATGGAGACCGTAGAGTGCGAAGGCCGTAACTGCAAGCACTGCAAAGAAGGACACGATATGGTGTTTGGTCGCAGGGCGTGGTGGTCCACCGGATCACTTCACTATGACCATCTCCTCGGCATCTCGGACAACATCGCCCAGTCCTGCAAGAACTGCGGCGGGCGCATTATGGCCACTAAGCTGGTCTGCAAGAAATGCAGTGCCATCCTTCTGGACCGGACCTCTACTCAGCACAGTGACGAGCAGATAGAGCAGCAGGCTCACAAGCAGGTGTACTGCCACAACTGCGGTAGCAGGGACTTTCCTGTGGACGTAGACGGGCTGACTTGCGACGGTTGCAGCGACCCGGTACGCGCTGATCTTACCGAGATGGTCATATGGCTTAAACGCCAAGGAGAAGGAACGCAGACAGCGGTGCAGATGGTACGGTGCCAAACGCCGAAAGAGTTCCAGGTTCCCGAGGCCTTTAAGGGAGAGAGCAACTTTGTCTTGGACATCGTACAAGACCTCATGTCTCCGTTCGATTTCGAGCAGGGCGTGCTGAAACCCCCTCCCCTGAAAGTGCAAGCAGCGAGGATAGACGTAGAGAATCCGTTCGGTGAAGAAAATCCGAGCGACCACTCCGCTGACTACCAGCCGCAAAAGACGCAGACGATGCGGCCTGGGAATCCGGGAGGTGCCGCGCAGCAGCAGCCGCTGAGGCAAGAGCCCCAGACCCAAGGGCAGACACGTAAGCCCCCGCCCCGGCCGGACGGAAGAAGACCATCAAGATTCTAAAACTCAGGGGGGCTTCGGCCCCCCTACTCATCAATAGGAGGGTTAAATGGCTCGCTCTTTTGACCCGTCGCTGGGCGAATCCATTTACGTCGATGATGCGAATGGAGCTATAACTATATGCAACGATTTCTTGAAATTGAGCCATATAGCTTTCGATACTGAAACAACCGGGTTGGATAAACAAAGGGACCAGATAGTGCTGTTCTCTCTGTCGGACGGTGTAAGTAGGTTTACACTCCCTAGGCACTGCCTAAGGTACCTAGCGCCCGTGTTCGTTAACCCAAACATAGTGAAGATATGCCATAACATTAAGTACGACGCGCACATGCTGGAAAATGCCGGTATCCCGTTGATGGGTGACTTTCATGATACAGTAGTTATGGCTGGTCTTACCGATGAGAACAGATCGCTTAGGCTAAAAGACATATTCTCAAGAACAACGAGTATGCACACAGAGAACTGGAAAGGCTTGATGGACAAGTTCAAAAAGGCAGGCCTAACCCCTAAAAGGGATGCCACAGTAATAACCATAATGACCGATATTATGGGTAAGATAGCCGAAGAAGAGCCATTAAGCGAAGCGGAAGAGTTCTGTTTCGACGTGCTGCAGGACTACGCCAGTCAAGACGCGCTGCTACACTGGAGATTGTGGGACACGGAGAGGAGACGCCTACAAGACACCTACTTCGGAGGAGAGGACTGGACGGGCTGGGACTTCTTCTTACAGATAGCCGTACCGTTCACAAAAACTCTGTTCAACATAGAGCGCAGAGGATTCGCTTTGGACCTACAGTTCCTTAAACAACTAGAGAAACCACTCAAGGACGAGATAGACGAAGTAGCCAGACAATTCGCAAAGAAAGCTGGGCGAGAATGGAACCTGGCTTCATCAAAACAAATGTTGACCTTCTTCTATGAACTCCTTGGTTACAAAAAGATGGTAATTAGAGGAAAGGAGCAAGAAACAACCAGCAAAGATGCGTTAGAGAGGTGGATAGTACAAAAGAGATGTGACTACTCCAAACTTCTACTTGAGCATAGGAAGAGATCTAAGATACTCGGTACCTACGTACTCGGTCTGCAGGAAAACTCCTACGAAGGAAGGATACACACCTCCCTAAATCAAACAGGAGCCAAGACAGGCAGGCTGTCATCTTCCGGACCAAACCTGCAGAACATACCGAACCGTGGGACGGATAAGCTCGGCCTTAGAAAAGCATTCGTAGCTTCTAGGGGAAAGAGACTTATCGTGGCTGACTATGCACAGGTAGAGATGAGGATATTTGCCCACTACAGCAATGACCAGAACATGCTGGACGCCATTAATAATGGCAAGGACCTACACGCGGACACAGCAGCTCGAATGTTCGGCCTAGAGTACGAGCAGATAGTAGCCTCTAAGAAAAAGGCCAAGGCGGACCTAACCGAAGAGGACAACGCCATCATAAGCGAAAGATCTAAGGCCAAGACGATCAACTTCGGGATACTGTACGGGATGAGCTCGTTCGGACTGCAGACTACGCTGGCTACGCAGCACAACATCGAAGTAGACGAAGAAGAAGCCAAGGGGTACCTGGATCAGTACTTCATAGCATACCCAGGGGCGGCTGCTTGGATAAAGCAGGTAGAACGAGAAGTGAGCAAGAATCAGTGCGTGCAGACTATCCTCGGTAGGTACAGAAGACTGCCCGATGCGAAGATTGGCAACTACAAGCAGAGGGCTAGAGCAAAAAGGCAGGCCGTCAACGCCATCATTCAGGGATCGGCTGGAGACGTAATAAACGTAACGATGAACAGCCTTGAGTACGATACAAATCTGAAAAGGCTGCAAGTCAGGCAGCTTCTACAGATCCACGACGAACTGGTGTTTGAGCTACCCGACAATGATTACGTCGCAGAAGAAGCCAGCAAGATCATCCGGTACATCATGGAGCACCCTTTCGAGGAGAATCTATCCGTTCCTCTTCTGGTCGATATGGATCAGGGATACGACTGGTCGGAGGCAAAATGACGCGAACAGATCTTATTGAGAGAGTGGCTACGCAGACAGGCCTGCCTAAAGAGAGCGTTCAGGAAGTTCTTGAGAAGATGGCTATTGCCATTAGCATGGGCCTGTCTGATGGAGAGAAAGTGAAGCTACGCGGGTTTGGTACATTCAGCCCTACGGAAATACCCGCGAGACTTGGAAGGGACTTCAAAGGGAAGAAGATCAAGATAAAAAGAACCGTCTCGGTCTCATTCAAACCGTCTATAGAAATGAAGGAGGTACTGAATGGGTGATACTAATGACGAGCTCCTCAAAGCGCTGGAAGGAGGAGACCCAAAGGCACGGCTGGAGTTAGCTAAGGCAGCGTCGGATTTCATAAAGGCGTCCATGGAGCCCAGGTACGAGAGTTACTGTGTACGGCGCATGTTTAACGCACCAATTGACATCCCGGAACCCTGGAAGACAAGGTTCGCTGAAAGGTACAATAAAGCCCTGGAAGGGAGGAAAGAAATGGATAAATACGGAGTGAAGCAAGAGGAGGACACGGACAAGACCGCTAGCGACAAGAACGTCTGCCCTAAATGCGGAGAGAAACTGGACAAGGACAAGCACGATAAATGGTGCCCAAGCTGCGGCACTGAGCCGTGGGAGGATAAAAATGGCGAAGGCTAAACCAAAAAGCGCCAGGCCATTGACCCCAGAAGAGATAAAGAATAGAGCAGAACGGAAGATTGGAGACTACAATAGGCACCACAAACAATCCCAGATACTGGACATAGCAGAAGTGACCATACCGTCCACGTTCTTAAGGTACCCGTTCGGCATACCGTCACTGGACATAGCGACGGGCGGTGGGGTAGCCGCTGGGTCTGTAGTTGAGCTAGTAGGAAAAGAAAGTCTCGGGAAGACTGCTCTAATCTACAGGTGCATGGGAAGATACCAAAAGAGGTACGGAGAGCACTCATGCCTATTCGGAGCTCACCTTGAGAGCTTCGACAAAGTGTTTGCTCGGATGATGGGTCTTATAGTTCCTATGTCAGACGCAGAGATAAAAGAGGAAGAAAGACACCAAGGAAGGAAGCTCACGCAAAAGGAGAGAGACTACCTAAAGCGTAAAGTAGGTATCTTCCATGAGATACTCGGAGGGACACCAGACATCCTTAACGGCATACTGGAGCTGTCCAAAACAAATCTGTACAGGCTGGGGATACTGGACTCTATTGGGAGCCTCATGTCTGTGGAAGAGGACAAGGAGGAGGACACAACGCAATCCAAGTACGGAGGTGTGTCTAAGGAGCTTACTCAATTCCAGAAGAACTGGCGCAAAAACATGTCAGTCCCGGACGAAGACGGCAACCCGATGCTGACTACCCTTATGGTTGTTAATCAACAGAGGGAGATCATGGGAGGCCGAGGAGGAGTAAGAGAACCGGGCGGAAACGCCCTGAAGCACCTGAAAGATATCAGCATACGCCTCACCCTAGAGCACAAGCCAGACAGGGCGGATGACCCCACGCAGGACACCTACAAGGAACTTCGATGGCAGATCCAAAAGGGCAAGGCAGGGTGCCACGATGGCCCTACCGGAGTCATTAGGTTCTTGCTACCGGCTAGAAAAGGCACTGGTCTTTTGCACATAGATGACTCAGGAGGACCGTACGCCGAACTGGATCTGGTCACCTTGTCTATCGTCACAAAGGTAGCGGGGAAGAATGGCACTTGGCTGACTTACCCGAAGGAAGACATCAGAAACTTTGACCCTGGAGACCTGAAACCAGACCAGGTACTTCTTAAAGCGCAGGGCGCTGAAAATATGGCCCAGCTATTACGCAATGACCCCACTCTATTCGAGATAATAAAGGGGAGGTTGTTCAAAGCAGCAGAAGTGAGGGATTATGACGAGTACCTCTACCACACGATGCACACCATTAAAGACGGGTGACCAATGCGTAGGCTGTAAACGCGGACAAATGATTAAGCTACTTCCGGAGCATAAGTTCCTAACGTGCAACTTATGTGGAATGAGGGCCCTATACGGGACCGAAAGAAAGAAAGGAAGAAGCGAGGGACAAAAACGAAGTAGAGAACAAGAAAGGAGCATAGCAAAGAAAGAACACGGAGAGGTTACGCCAGGATCAGGGTGCGGGAAGAAGCACAAAGACGACGTCCATTGTGACGAGGCAGTCTACGTCTTTAGCGGGCACCCTAGAATCGAAGCCAAGTCTACAAAGCACATAACCTTCAGACTTGATAAGCGCGATCTACAAAACCTTGAATCACACGCGAAGGAAGGAGAAGTGCCTATCATGGCTGTTGAGTTTGCACACGGTTCAGAGAAAAGATCTTACTGGGTGATACCCAGGGAGTATTTAGAAAGGAGGGAAGTCGATGGATGAGTACAAGAATAAAGCTCTAATCTACTCCCCTAAAACATGGAAAGGAGTGTCCAAGAAAACACGGGAAAGGATGGGCGATTTTGAACTGGCGAGAGAGATAGTGCTAAGACTGGAAGACTCAAAACCAATCTCACACTATAGCAAGAGCGAAGCGGGCTCTAGGGCTCTTAATGTATTTCATCCGTCAGAAATCTCAGGGTGCTTACTGCGTCTGTGGTTTTGCTACAGTGGAGAAAGGGCAGCTGCCAGAAAGATTACGGCTGCCACCAGACTGACGTTCCGAATAGGAACAGGCGTGCACGAAATAGCCGTGCTTCCTGTACTAAAGGACATGTTTGGTGATCACTGCCTTCTTGAGGAACCTATTAGCATAAAAGCGGGTCAGATGTTCCCTGAGGATGATGAGCCGGATGAGCTACTGGTCGTAGGACACACAGACGCCATCATACTGGTCGATATCCTAGGAATGCTGGTAGGAGTGGAGCTCAAATCCGCTAAAAAGTCCTCGTTCGCTACAGTCATGAAGAAAGGGCCGTACGAGTCCAACCTTATGCAGAAAGAGACGTACCTAAGAGGCTTCAACGCCGACATATTCTGCGTGCTGTTCTGCAATAAAAATGACTCAGAGCTTATGCCCTTCTACTACGAGCCAGACGAAGAAGTCTGGACAGCGATAAAAAGGCGCGTAGGCACTGTTCGATCTCTCGC